TTCCTGGATCTGGACTGCGCCAAGTTAAAAAATCCGCACTAGGAGTGGGTTTTTGGTAGTTGTGTATTAGACTAGTTATGGCAGGTAATCCTGTCAAACTGGCCGAAGGTGTATAATTTACCTTGACAATCTGGAAACATAGATTATTCATTATGTTTGTGGCAGTCCAAGGATTACTGATACCACCACCTGTGTCTGGATCAGTCATTATTTCAAAGGCTGTGGTAGAAGTATTGTTTTCACAGAAATAACTGCCATTGGGAAAGTTATAGATCCATAGGTGATTGTTAGGAGCGTCTTCACGCTTGGCAGTATTCTTACCATGATTGGCTTCCCAATGTGTGACCATAGCACCATCATCACTATTTTCAAAATAACAATAACGATCACCCCAATAGATATCTGGATATCCTGTCAAGGTGCCTGCTGACAATGTTGATGTTGTGGTTTGATTGGCTATCCAACTGGTTTGAAATGTATCTGTGTTAGGACTTACTTCACTATAGACTAATACATACCACATCCACATATTGTCATTGCTAATGCGGGCATCAACTACAATGGGACTCATCCAAGCATCACCATAGACCATGGGTATTTTATTATAGGTATTAGGTGGTAGTTGAATACGACTATAACCCTGTGCAGGAGTTTTGGCTAATAATCTTGAAACAATACTGCCAATAACCATGGCTACCACAATACGATAAGCAGTGGCCACAGCAAAGGCCGCAAAGCCACCAGCGGCAAATGCTCCTTCACCTAATACAAAATCAACAACAGCAGATACAGCCATAATATTATCCTAAAACTTTTGTATAAACGATGTCACTGGGTCTATAACCCAATCGTTCAAATATTGGACTTTTGTCCAAATGTGCCTTGGTATTCATTATGATTCTTTGAACACCTGCGTTTTTCATAAACTCTTCAATATACTTTAAAAACTTTATGCCTGTCATACCCTGACGATAATCTGGATGAATCCAATAGATATCATTGTAAGCAGTTAGGCTATTCTTATAATGAAGATGTGGTTTGATAAATCCCACATAATATCCTATAAGTAAAACATCACTACGAGCAGTGATAACACATAGATTATTATTTCTTTTTGCCAACCAGTAAGCAGCCCAATCCGGTTCGAGAGTGATTGTATTTTGGTCCAAAGCCAACTCTTTCCAATGCTCAAGTAATAATGGTTCGATTTCATTCATTAAATTCACGGTAAAGTTTTCATATTGGTATGTGATCACGGTTTTTGTCCAAAGTTAAAGTAAGCATTATTCAAAGGTGCCACTTGATCCATACTGGTATCATAGTCTGAGTTATCGCCTGTCTTGGTGGCACTTAATTGCCAGTTGCCCATACCATCTTGATACATATATCCCAAAGTTTGATGTTGGAAATCATCGTGATTGGTTCTACGACCCACAACATTATTACTCAATATTGTTTTAATGCTTGAGCAGTTTAACACAATACTATAATATAGATTCTGTGGATCAGAGTTTTCTGTAATGGTAAAACTTGTGACCACACCATAAAAGCGTTGAATAAGTTGTCGAGTGCGACCTTGGCCATCCGTATAGGTCATTAGATTACCTGAATCATCATAGAATCCACGCCATATGGTCAATGGTGAACCTTTGATATTATAGTTTAACACCAATCCAATGCCACTTAAAGCACCATTTTGTATTTGTGTTTGACTAACACCATCTAGACTAATGCTGGTATCATTGCTTGAACTTTGTAGATCTCTGTGGTATTCGCCAACATTTAATAATCCACTTACTGCTTCAAATGTCAATGCTGTGGTGCCAGTGGTAAGATCCACCGTGCAGGTTTCATTGCGATAACTTGTAGAAATATTCAGTGTGACCACCGAAGCAGTATTCACACTGGTATTGATAGGTGTGACCTTGATGCTGATAAACTCTGCTACTTTAATATTAGTGGTGCTGTTAACGAACTGGATCTTATTCATATTAACCTACTACTTCATTTATATTTGTCACAAGGTTGCCTGTATATTCATATAACTGAAACTCGCTGTCAAAGGTAATGGCAGCGGTATTGCCGGCTTTGACAAAAGTATAGGTAGGCATATTATTACAAAATACTTGAAACTCTACAGCATTGCCCCAGTTTATGTGTTGATTGGCATAACCATTAATGGGATCAATAAAGTTAGGTCTATGTGTCGTAATAGTGACCGTGCTGCCACTAACATAAACCACATCGCCTAGGGCAGTAAATGGGTATGGAAAGCCCACTATTTGCACAAAATCACCTTGTTTTACCACATATCGGCCTGCACTAATGTTGGCACTATTAACATTCAATACTAGAGTATTTCCTGTAAAACTATTAACGGTCAGTTGTGATTGTTGACTTGGAGTTAGATCACCTTGATACTTAAAGAAATAACTGAGGTTGGCATTGTTGCTGAAACTAATGGTTTCTACATAACGGCGATCCAAATAATCTAACTGCTCTACCAAAGCTCGTGTGGCAGGATCAGCATAATCATAATAAGCACTATTTTTAACTTTTATTTGCCAAGGCAAGCGTGTAATGGTTTCTGTCACATTGGCTATTTGACTTTTGGTATATTGAATGCCAATAACACGACGACGATTAAGATTTATGGTCTCCGCGTGATTAACTATTGTTTGTAGACAGGTTGTTGTTATTGTCATTGTCTAATCCTTAATATTGTGGTTGAGCACTACGGAATGGAAGTTCTTTCTGTGCTTGTTGAACGGTGCCATATACGGTCATACGGTTTTCATAAAATAGTTGTGCCACTGATTTGGCATCCACAGCCTGTATGGTATAATTGTGATTAACGGTAGTGCCACCACCAGTTAGATTATTCAATGCGGAGTTGCTGGTTACATTTGCGGGACCTTTAACAAGTTCTGGACCTGCTTCACCCACAATGGCCATTTGACCTGAACCAATAGTTCCGCCGCCTGAAGCAAACATAGTGCCCGAGGCTAAACTACTACCTGAACTAACACCAGCATCCATAATGCTAGTTGATACACCACCATTGGCGCCAAATCCACTTAACATAGCACCAATGCCACTGAACAATCCACCACCGCTTAATGCAGCCTGTCCAGCGGCTTGATTACCAAACATACCCATAATGCCCAACATGGCCTGACGAAGTTGAGCATTCATAATGTCCATTAATAAACTGGCAAATAAATCTTTAAAACTAAACTTACCGTGGCTAACCATACCATCAATGGCCTTAATAACACCATCAGTCATACCTTGGAATAGTTGTTTACCCACGGTGGCATTATTGGTAGCATCATCAATAAACTGATTTGAAGCCTGTGTCCAACCTGTGGAAAACTCTTTGCTTTTGGCAAGGTTAGCATTGGTAGCATCAGTTAGTTCTTTCATACTGGCCACAGATTTATCTAAGGCCTTGTTGTATTCTGCCACTGCATCGGTCTGTAATAACCAAGCATCACCATAGTTGGCTTTCAAGGCTTTATCTAATTGCTCTGTTTGAGCATTGGCAATCTTTTCAATATTGGCCAGTTCTTTTTGTTGAGTGCTCATGGTCAACTCGGCCATTGCGACTCTAAGATCTTTGATGCGTTTGATTACATCTTCTTCTTGATTGCTGGATACTACATTGATAGCCTGACGAGCCTTGGCATCAGCAAGAGCCTGTTCTGCGGCAATCAATGGTTTATATGCTGCCTGTTCTCGAGTTAGAATTTCTTGAAACTCTTGTTCATTTAACTTTCTAGCAAGTTGTTCTTCTCTTAACTTTTGTGCGGCTTCAATGGCCTTGTTCATTGCTGTAATACCAGCAGTTTCGCCTTGTCCTTGTCGACCGCCACCTATGGCCGCGATTTGTTGTTGAATATCTTTAAGTTTTGTAGCGACTTCAAGTTCTTGATTGCTATACAATACTTTTAACTTTTGTGCTTGTTGTGCTTGAATAAATGCTTCAGTCAATGGACCCATAGCACCATATTGATCCAACAATAGTTTATTTTGTTGTTGTAATGCTGATATTTCAGGACCATAATCAGGATGAGTTGGATTATTGGCCATTTCCAACTGCAATACCTTGATTTTATTAAGGTTAGTTTCCATTTCTTTACTAACCTTGACATCCTCATCAAATGCAGCCAATCTAGATTTACGCAGATCTTCACTGGCACCTACCAAACTGATTTCAAGTTTAAGTCTTTCTTGTGCGGCTGTATTGGCAGCAAGTTGTCTAGCCAATACACCCTGTAATTCAGCAGTTTTGGCAGCATTAGGATCTAGTGCAGGTTTACTACTAGTGGCAAGTTTACCTTCCCACCCAGATCCAGTTCCTTGATCAAACTTACCAAATTCATCTTTTAATTCTGTTGTTAGACCTAATAAATCTTTAATTTTATTTGTAAATGATTCTACTAAATCAGTATTAAAGGCTGCTCCTATGCCTGCGGCTACCAAACCTATGGCTGCAACGATTAATGCAAGTTCAGGAGCCAATGCACCCATGAATACAGCAGCCACGGTTTCTGCTTCTAAAAAGGCAGCAGCCACAGCCTTAATGGCAAATAATAATCCACCAACCATTGCGGCATAAACGGCAGCGATGGCTGCTTTAGAATCCATCATCTTAGCAGTAAAATCTACTATTGTAGTAATAACAGGACCGTAGGCACTTAAAAAGTTTAACTTAAAAGTATTAATCGCGGCTTGAAGTTTATTATAATCTTCGGCAGCATTGTCTACTGCCAAAGCGTGATCTGTTAAATCTTTACTGGCCTTGATAAGTTCACTACTATATTTGGCCCAATCCATGCCCATAGCACCACGACCAAATAACTCCATACTAATACGGGCTCTTTGTGCAGGATCATCCATTTCTGCTAGGGCATTTGCAACCTTCTTGAATAATTCATCTGGAGCCAAGGTATTCAAATCTTTCATTGAAATACCAACTTGACCAAATGCTTGACGAAGTTTCATATTACCATCTTCAGCTTGGTCAGCCGCAGATACCATACGTTCCATCATCATACCAACACTTTGAATATCCTTACCCATGGCAATACCGGCAGCACCAAGTTGCAACATACTAGAGGTGCCAATACCCATACTTTCACCCAAGTTATGGGTAATATTAGACATCTTTAATAGTTCTTCAGTAAAACTCACGGTGGCAGTTAAACTAAATGCGCCTGTTAGACCTTTTAACTTATCACTTACTTGATTTAGACTACCGACAGCTTGATTAGAGTTTTTAGTGGCTGAAGCACCAAAGTTATTCATTGTCTGAGCAGTGGCATTAATACTGGCATTAAGACTGGTAAAGTTAGAACTTAGTCCAGATAACGCACTCATAACTTTTTGTATAGCCGCAGTGGCATCAGTCATGGTCTTAGTGGTATTTTGACCAAAGGCTTGTGCAGCCGCTTGTGCCTGTGTTAGTTTTGCAGTGTATTGACTATCATCTAATACGAGTGTGACGCTGATATCTGCCATGTTTGCCCCTTATTTCTTTTGTCCTATTTTTTGTATCATTGGTGGAATGATTTTCTTCATAAACTCTCGTGTGGGTNNACTCATACCNTGTGGTGCTTGTAGTGATCCTCTCATACCTTTAGCACTTAGGAAACGACCTTGATCCAATACTGATGCATAAGGATATAATGCCGCAACATATTCACCATTTTCTAAATGTGTATTATTGCGAGCATTACCGGTATCTATAGGAGTGATATCGTGGAAATGTTTTTCAACAATAGGCATGGCCATATGTTTGATCTTTTTAAGTTCAGTGACCTTGGCTGTTAGTCCACTGATATCAACTTTTATGTTATTTGCCATCTATCTGCTCTCCCTTGAAGGTCTTCAATACTGCTTTTAGATCATCTTCCTTAAACTCTGGAGTTCGACCTTCTGCCTTATCCCTTTGATATTTTTCATAACTTAGAGCCACATCAAGGACCATAATGTCCAAGGTAGTGGCACGAGCCATTACTTCACTGGGCAGTAGACCATATCTATTACCCAATCTATCCAAGGTCACAGCAGTATAAACTTCTGGTGATTCCGGTGAGAAATCACCACCTGTCACTTTCCCAGCTGTGCTACCAACTTGGTAAATGCCGCAACCAATACATTATTTGGCAACATATAACCATCTGTGATTACTGGTGTGCCATCTTCATCAAGGATCATATCTTTCATAACTTGACCCATAACGGTGATATCCTGTGCTCCACCTGCGGCAAACTTTAAAAAAGTCTCCATGGGTTGACGATCATAGACGTAGAAGTCTAAAGGCTCACCATATTCTTTGACAATGTCTTCATCGTCAATAGTGACCTTGATTAATTCTGCTTGTTTGGCTAGTTGTTTGAGTTTCATCTTTATACCTTTCTTTTTAAGTAGTGGATAAGGGCTAGTGCAAATACATAGCGACTTTCCGCTTTTTCCAAATCGCCCTGTGCGTGGCGAATTTCATTTAGACCTTTGGCCAGTTCAGCTTCTAAACTCAACAATAGGTCTGCTACATTATAGTCTTCAAATTTCATATCTGCATATCCTTTCAACTGAGTATTTAACCTGTCATAAAGAAAGGGGCACATAAATGCCCCTTACTGCTAGTCTAAATCTTGTGGATTAAGATGTTGCTGGTGTGTAAGTTCCATCTACCTCAATGATCAATGGAGTAATCCAAACTGGTTGATCTGGAGTGACCTTTGGAGCCAATCCACTCAAGAAGCCTGAACCACTTACTGTGTTGGTTGTAGCACCGCCCCAACCCATTTTGAAGTAAACACGATTCTTATAATTGCTTAGATTAAACAATCCTGCTTGGGCCGCTGTGGCACTGGCCGCTGGCTGAGTTCCATAGTTGGTTCCATAGAAAGATGAATCATCTAATACTAGTGTCAAGTTTACACTGTTGGTTGCAGGTGTTACTGCAACTAATTGCCCGCTTTGGTCAAGTTGTTTCCATCTAAACACTCCGTTGTTGTTAGTAACAGTTACGTCTTGCAGTGCTGGCACTGTTAAAGATGTTGCTGTGGTAAAATTACTAACAGTGGAAATGACTAGTGTAACAAACTGACTTGGAGCACTAACGTTAATATTTGCCATTTTAGTTTCCTTTAAGTTATATGACTTGTAATCTGGATAGATCAAATGTTATACGATAGCGTTGGCTATTGTTCACATACTGTTGCTGAATGGTATGTTCACGTAGGTAATAGCCTTGACTACTGAACAAAGTGTCATCAATGAACTGCGGGAAGATTCCCAATAGATTCTCAACAAAAGCGTTGTCCTGTTGAGTCACTATATACATTTCAATGCGATCCTTTATCGTGTAGACATGACCACCTGTGGTAATACCATTAGAATTTTTCATTCTGTCCGCTTGATACACTTCAGCCACATAGACGCCTTCTGATATAACATTCTCATTAGATGGAAAGTTAAAAAAGACTTCAATGTAATTGGTGCCAGTTGTTGCCAACAAATATGTTGACAACTTACTTTGCACATCCTGCTGTGTAAACAAAGGCATTAGAAATATCTCCTATCACCTTCAAAGAAGTTGACATCAGCCAACCAACTTTGTTGGTAAATCCCAATTTCGCCAACCTGTCGTAAGTCATAGAAATAACTTTCTTGGATGGCTTTCTCCCACTCTTCTTCAAAGCGACGTCTTGCAAAATCTAAGTTTTTAGCATCCTTTTCATTGATGTTAGAATTGTCAGTGACCAAAGTTGAGTAGAAAATTTCCACTGCCTTAAACACTTCCAAACGAATCAATGTTTGGTTTTGCTTGACTAGTTGTGCGGGATTGAACGCTGTTACTGTTTGACCAGTCTTTTGGCTTTGTTGATAGTAAAAAGCACCAAGAGTGCGTTCTACATACAAAGGCCACCAGCCCATTTCAAACATGATCAACATTTCAATTGACGCTTTGGGAAAATACTGACTGGTCAACAAATAATCCTGATCAGGACCATTGTTGTTGTTAGTATCTCCAGTGGGATAAACTTGTTGGAGACGCTTGTAAGCCGCACGATCATAAAATAAAACGTCACTTGGTTGTGCCAAGCTGATTCTATTAACACCACCAGGTTGAAGGGTGGGATCAGTATATGCTAAAAAACTTGCTATCGCCATTTGATTTCTCCAGTGCGGGGGTTGTTAAGGCCCCCATTACATTAAGCAATGTTAATTGCCATTCCACGTGCTTGGTCAACAACGCCTGAACCAAAATAGCCTAAGCCAGTGATCCAAGTTTGTAATCCACCGTCCTTGTCACCCATAGAGATGTCAAGACCTTTAACCATTACAGTAGTAATAGCTTGTGGACCAATTGCCGCGCCAACTGAAGTTGCTGTTGCTTGAGCACCATCAATCCAACGACCAGTAACACTGGCTTGTAGGAATGTAGTGAATACAACTGTGCAACCATACAAGTTACGCAACATGCCTGTGGCCAATAACTCATCACCAAGTGCAGTTAAGCCAGCATTCAAGCTAGATGTCTGACCTTGATAAACGGCACCACCAGTTAACTCAGCCAACAAACGTTGTTCTTCGTTAGGTCCAAGAATAATAGTTGGACGACCTGGGTTACGTGATTTTCTCCACTGCTTGATCACGTTACGCACCATACCAACAACTGTGTTAGCTGTGTAGTCTGCATAAGTGATAGTAGCTGTAGAACCTTCTGCGATTAGACCCATTGCAGGGTTGGCCTGAACACGACTGAAACCGTCAGTTACTGGGCTGTTAGAAACAGTATAGCTAACTGAAGTTTGTGTGTTGGCAAAACCAGCTAGGCTAGTGTCACCACTGGAAACAGTTGATGGGTTACCAACAAATGCGCCTGTGATACGCTGATCAACTTTTTCAGCAAAGCTCATACCTAGTTCTGTTCCTAGGTTGGCTGCAAGGTCGAACGCTGTGGTCCAGCCCAAGAACTTAGAGAAAGCTGTCATTGCAACTGCTGGAGTAGCAACAACTTCTTTAGCTGTGATCTGTGCTGTTTGTTCAATACTTGTAGCTGTGCTATAAGTTGGGTTTGTGTTACTGTCAATATAATCACCATAACTGATAGGAGCCATGTGTGGAACTTTGTAAGTGTTACCTTGATTAGGGAACACAACATTAGTCATATTGACTAGACCTTGTGATTCATGTAGAACCTGAATTGCGCTGTTCTGGATAGTTTTTTCAAATGCGTTTGATTCACCAGAAGAACCGCCAATGAAGTAAGCCATTTTAGTTTTCCTTTATTATACTATTGGTTTATTCATTGAAACCATCATACCTTTTAAACTACGGCCACCAATACCTTGACTTTCTTTCCACTTCTTCCAACCTTCTAAGTCAGTTGATGCATCTGGAATATCATCAGGATTACGCTGAACACCTGTTCCAAATCTGGAACCAGTGCCTGTGCGTCCTTCGTCTGCCGCAAGTTTAGGACGAGATTTCAATATATCTCCTGCCAACTGCTCTAGTGTGTATGGATTGCCTTTGCTATCCAACTTCACAGAACCATTGGCTCCTCTTACAAAGAAGTTGCCAGTTTCATCATAATCAATGTTTGATTCAAATAGGTTGGTTGCAATGTCCAACATATTAGGATCAAATCCTGCACGGATGGCAGTTTCCTTGATTTGACTTTGTAGTGTAGTTTGTCTTACAGCACGATCCTTCTGTTCCAATTGGCCTTGCAAGCCTTGGATCATTTGGCGTAGTTCTGCCAGTTCACCACCCACTTTACCTTTACCTTCTTTGGGCTCTACGGTGCCACCGCTTTTTTGTCCTTTGGTCAAACTTTCAACGAATTTGACAGCGTCTTTGGGTTTAGTAAAATCCACGCCAGCAACTTTGCTTAGAGCTTGAAGAACTTCCATTTGACCAGACTTACGAATAGCCCCTAAATTAGGGATGTCTTGACCATGTGGAGTTTGGTCGCTCAATACTGCATTATTATCTGCAGGTTGAACATTTTGGGTATTAACGGCACCCGCCGCATTTGATGTATTTCTATCCATCGTTTTATCCTTTTAGAGTTTAAGGGCGTCTAGCCCAGTGATCTATTTTAACGCCTATAGATCAAAGGCGAGAAACTTGTTTACCTACCAGTGCCCAACATGACCAATTGACGTGCAATAGGATCGTTAGTGGTTACACCTTTGTCCTGTATCTCACTGTCAAAGATATCATCGCTCTCTTTCTCTTTGATAGTCATTGCTTGGTTAGGTGATCCATCCAACCAATCTTCAGTGTTAGTTTGTGGTTCAGCAATACGTTCACCAAT